TAACGCACAGGGGAATTTATGGATAGGAGTGGATACAACCAGTGCCTATTTGCAGACCAGTTCAGGAGAGGATTTCAGAATCGTTGCCGATAGCACCATTGCATTAACAGCGGCGACGGACGGTGCGGTTGATTTAGCTGCAAGCAAGCTAAAGATTGGCGGCTCATATGGAACAGATGGGCATGTGCTGACAAGCACTGGAAGCGGTGTTGCATGGGAAGCAGCGGCAGGAGGCGGCAGCGGTGCGGCATTAACTGGCAGCACGGACAACACAATTTGCACAGTGACGGGAGCAGACGCGATTCAAGGTGAGGCCAGCCTGACTTTCGACGGCACTGACTTAAAGAATACCGCAGGTCGCGCCATGGGCCTCGGTGGAGCCTTGGCCGCACCGACATTCGGATTTACGAACGACGCTGTTGGGCTAGGCATGAGTAGCCCGACTTCTAGTGAGCTAAATTTCGTTACCGACTCTACGGAACGTGTGCGAATCGACGCAACGGGCAATGTCGGCATTGGAACGGTGGCTCCTGCAAGAAAGCTGGATGTTGCAGGGAACATTCGTGTAGGAGGCAGTAATCGTCTTGAGTTCGGCGGATCATCAGACTACGTCGTGGGTGGTAGTAGTACACTTCAGTTTGCAACCAACGGCGTAGTCGCGCAGACAATCGACAGCGGCGGCAAGGTCGGCATAAACTCGGCTGCGCCAACTGCTAAACTTTTTATACAAGGAGCATCCACGGAACGGGCGTTTCAAGCGGTCGGCTTGGGTACTACGATTGGCACGGGGTACTTTTATACCAACGCGATTCACACTGGGACAGGCACTAACGCAACTCTGTCAGTCCGATCCGATCACACTTCAGCCACGGGTGATGTTCTTCACGTTCAGGGAGATGGTACTGGAAACTTGTTGACTCTGGATCAAGGCGGGACAGATCGACTGATCGTTAAGTCTGGTGGGCAAGTCTATGGTGGCGTTACCGCCCTGTCAGAGGTTGCAGATGTTGAGATAGACTTTAACGGCACAAACTTACAGACGCTTGTAGTCACTGGAACCTGCACCGAACTGTCTACCACCGGCCTTGCCGCAGGTAGAACGGTTGAGGTGCGTCTTACCAATTCCGCTGGAGATTGGAGCGCGTTCACTCCAACGACCCCAGCGTGGAAGCTGATTGGGACAAGCCTCACTGGTACGGGAGTAACTGACGGTGAGTATGGAATCCTAAAGCTAACAAGCTGGGGAACCACTGACGCTGACGTAACTGCTGAACTACAAGTAACAGCAGTATAGGGAGATAATCTTATGCCAAACGAATACAAATGGTACGAACTGATACCCGAAGTAGACCCCGATCCAGATGGTGAACGGGAGCTAAAGGACGTTGTTGTTAGTGTTGTGGGCCGCATGGTCGGCACTGATGGCCTGAACCAAGTTACGACGGATGGTCGCGTCTCGTTGCCTGAGCCAGACCCCGACGCTTTCGTTTCGCATGAAAGCCTTACGGATGAGTGGATTGAGGCAATCTGCGAGGCAGCTAATGGCGAACTCTTTCGCGAGCTTATCGACCGTGAGCTTGTTGCGAAACGGAAGCAACCGAAAGTTAAATACTTTCCTAGCCAGATTAAAAAGCTAGAACCAGCTCCCGCTGAATAATTTAACAGGATAAACTGGGTGGATAACCGTGAGACTACTAGATCTCGATGATGTAAAGGTGGCTTTCGCTTCCGCGAGTGGCCTAGGTAATTGGCTCTTGGAGATTGACACTCTCCTAAAGGTTCTGATTAGCTTGGCCTCTCTCGTTTATATCGTTTTAAAAATAAAAGAACTAATAAAAAATAAAAAATCATAATTATGAAGAAAAAACTCAAGTCCAGGAAGTTATGGATGGCTATTGGTGGCCTATTAATAGTCGTGTGTACTGAGTGGTTCAATCTCTCCCCTGAAGTGTCAGAAAACATCATAGGGGCTATTGTTATTATAGTGCCGAGTTATATCGGCGGGCAAAGTATTGTCGATGCGCTTAAGGAATATTCGTCAAAGAAGTCTTAATGTGTCAGCGTTTATCAAAGCAATTCTTGAGTGGCTCTCAGGCTTACTAAAGTCCGAGATCAAGCAAGACGTAAAGGCGAGTGATGCGGAAACTGAAGATAAAATTAGGGATAACTTTCGTTCTACTATGCGCGATAGGTTGCGGGACGACGAGAGTAGTGTTCGTAAAGACTGACGCTGACATAGTTCGTATTGGGCCTAATGTCAGCGGAAAGATCTACTTCCGTAAGGACGGGGAGTGGATCCTGTCGAAGAACAAAGTTAAACTTCCAGAGGGCTGGTATGCCGGTGCTTTGGGTGGGGATGAATAGATATGCCAATCACCATAAAATCCAAGAAACAGAAGAAGCTGGAGGAGTACCGAAAGCAACTTATGATACGGCAGCAGAAGCCGAAGCGAAAAGAAACTCCGCTGCCTAAGTTGACCCCTGCCCAGAAGAAGCAAAAAGAAAAAATGAAGCTGAAGGGGGATATGGCATTGCTAGCATGGGGTGAAGCACTACGGGCAGGGCTTATTATAGGAGCGCGGAATCATGCTGATAACGAAAAAGGCAATACGCAGAGGCTAAAGAAAAAGTTCGAGAAATCCATGGGACAATCCAAGAAATAACATTTACTAAAGATGTCTGACGTACTACAAGAACTTAACGAGGAGACTCTGGGGCAAATCCACGCAGCTCTAGCCTCAGAGTTATTAAACCGAATAAGAGATGGTGAAGCTACACCTACTGACTTAAACGTGGCTCGCCAGATGTTGAAGGATAACAATATCACGGTTACACCCGCTTCAGGGTCTCCTTTGTTAAAAATCTTGGAGGAACTGCCGTATGATGAAAAAGGGACAATCATCAAGATTGACACCAGCTCAAAAGGCGAAACACCGGAAAAGTCAGCAGGTATATCGGGATAAAAACTGGGAGTACCGATTACATAGTGCCTGTAGTCGCCACAATAGAAGCAAAATACATGAAGTAACCTTTGAAAAAGAATACCTGCGTCAACTCTGGGACGAACAGCGCGGTCTCTGCTTCTGGACTCAAACTCCCATGCTTACCTACTCAATCTACAAAAGACATCCCCAACTGGTTAGTATTGATCGTATCGACTCTGAGAAAGGCTACAATGAAGAGAATGTAGTTCTGGCGTGCACCTTCGCCAACTTCGGCAAATCAGACACCGATGTAAGGACTTGGTTCACCTTTCTGCAAACCCTTAAGCGGGCTATGAATCCATTCTTCGATAGCCCTCCTCCCACAGGTGATGACTCAGAGCATTCGCTACTTTTGTCACTGCTTCCTCGTCCCAGTAGGAAGAAGCCTTTACCTGATGGAGAAGCTCATGAATAAGCGTGTCCAGATACTCTCTAGGGACTTGCCTAGGGTCAATCTCGATCAAACCATCGGGGTGTGCAAGGCCCACAGCCTTGTGACGACCAAGCTTTCTCTGTTTGATCCTTATCACCACCTTCTTTGGCCCAGGATTAGCCCTAGGAGCCTTCGTAGTATCCTTACCTCCCATAGTACCAAAACCTTTTCATAACGTCACCATGCCCCCTTTACGCTCCAATATGGATCCACGACTGAAGGACTTCAGAAACTTTCTGTATCTGGTGTGGAAACACCTGAATCTCCCATGTCCGACTCCCGTACAGAACGATATCGCTCAGTACGTTCAAGATGGCCCAAGACGGGTGGTAATTCAAGCCTTCCGTGGGGTTGGCAAGAGCTGGATCACCAGTGCCTTCGTGTGTCACCAGTTATTACTGGATCCTACCCTTAACTTTCTGGTGGTATCAGCATCAAAGACACGATCAGACGACTTCTCTACGTTTACCCTCCGGTTAATCTCCGAGATGTCCATATTGAAGCACCTGATCCCCCGCGAGGAACAGCGATCATCCAAGATTAGCTTTGATGTGGGGCCAGCTCCTGCCGCTCACGCACCCAGCGTTAAGTCAGTGGGAGTTACGGGCCAGCTCACTGGTTCCCGCGCTGATATCATTGTTGCTGATGATGTTGAGTCAGCCAACAACAGTATGACGCAGTTGATGCGGGATCGACTGAGTGAGACCGTAAAGGAGTTTGAGGCTATCCTGAAGCCCAACGGGAGGATCCTGTTTCTGGGTACACCCCAGTCAGAGGAGACACTCTATAATTCTCTCCTAGAGCGCGGTTATGAAACACGTATATGGCCCGCACGTTACCCTAGCAAGGCTAAGACGATCTATGGGGATAGACTGGGTAATATAATAACAACAGCGCTGGAGGAGAATCCTGAGGAAGTTGAGGGCCAGCCTGTAGATCCCGACAGGTTCAACGAGTTTGACCTACAGGAACGGGAGGCTTCCTACGGTAAGGCTGGGTTTGCCCTACAGTTCATGCTCGATAGCCGACTGAGTGACCTAGAGCGCTATCCGCTAAAGCTTAGTGATTTTATTATTCATCCTCTCGATAGAGAGTTCGCCAGTCCCAAGCTGGTGTG